ATCATCAAGATGTACGAATCAAGGGGGTGGCAATACCATAGCCGAGTGACGATCTGGAAAGATCCGGTAATCGAGATGCAGCGCACGAAAAATCACGGACTGCTTTACAAGCAACTCTGCAAAGACAGCGCCGCCAGCAGGCAGGGCATGGCCGATTACATTATCGTCATGCGCAAGTGGGCCGATGAAGAAAAATGGGAGCCAGTAACTCGCGGGAAAGAGCGTTTTTGCGATTACATTGGATCGAGCTACAACGCGCCGAATTCAAAAGACTGGGGGCGCGCTCGTAGTGAAGACGAGCGTCAGCGGCTTTACTCGATCTCCGTATGGCAGCGTTATGCCTCGCCAGTCTGGTTTGATATCGACCAGACGGACGTGCTGAATTACAAGCTGGCAAAGGAGAAGGATGAGGAGCGGCACATTTGCCCGCTTCAACTCGACGTGATTGAGCGCTGTGTAGAGCTTTGGAGCAACCCAGGCGACTTGGTTTTTTCGCCATTTACAGGCATTGGAAGCGAGGGTTACGTCAGCCTAAAGATGGGCCGCAGGTTTGTCGGGGCAGAATTGAAGGAGAGTTATTACAAACAAGCAATTCGGTATTTGTCTTCTGCAAAAGCGCATACAGCGAGCCTTTTTGACGAGGCCGCCGCGTGAACTTCTACCCATTCCACATAGGCGATTACACAAGCGCCACAGCGCACCTTTCAATGATCGAGGACTCCGCGTATAGGAGACTGTTGGATATTTACTACACGCGAGAAAGCCCGATCCCGGCAGACATGAAACAGGCTTGCCGACTGGTCAGGGCGCAAACGAAAGAGGAGCGCGCCGCAGTTGAAAGCGTTCTGTCCGAATTCTTCAATCTGACCGATGAAGGCTGGCGACACGCGCGCTGCGATGCAGAAATCGCAGTGCATAACGACAAGCGCGCGAAGGCTTCGCGCAGTGCTGCAGGACGATGGGCCGCATTGCAAACCGCAAAGCAGACGCAATGCGAAACCGATGCGAACGCAATGCGAACGCATAACGAACGCATAGCGAACGCAGTGCGAAGGCAATGCTACCAAGACCAAGACCAAGACCAAGACCAAGACCAAGAAAAAGCGCGCATAGGCGCAGCCGGTGAAATTTCGCGCGCGCTACGGGAAAAGGGGATACAATCGAACCCCATGGAGCCGCGATTACTCGCTTTGGCCAAGGGCGGAATTACGCCCGCTCTAGCCGCTGCCGCTGCGGAGGAAGCGAGGCGGGTTAAAGGCCCTGGAGCGCGCATCCCGCCCGCGTATGTGTACGCGGTTTTAGACCGCTGGATAGCCGAACCTGAGAGCAGGCCGCAGTCGGCTTATGACCCCGCCGCCGAGGCTCAAAAAGCCCTTCGGATGATGGAGGAACGCGATGCAAAAGCATGAGCTTCCCGAGCTTTCGCAACGGCTGGCGCAGCTTGCCGATGCGCTAGGTGGCAAGGCTCCATCCGCCGCAGGCTTGCTCGTTTGGGGCGATGCGCTGGCCGAATGCGAGCGGATCGACGTTGTAGCCGTGCTGACCGACTGGCCGAAGTCGCACGCGAAGATGCCGCTTCCTGCCGAGGTGCTGAAACTCGCAAGGGATGCCGCCAGCGGACGCCGGGAACGCGCAACCGCCGCAGAGCAAGCGGCCGAACGTGCTGCCGCACAAGCGCTGCAAAAGCCGGGGCACTGGCAACCCGAGGCGGGGCGCATGACTCCGGCCTATGCCGCATTCAAGCGCTCGCTTGTCGAGCTGAAGCAAAGACCGAAGCCGCACCCGAAGGCATGGGCATATGAGCTTCGTGACCGGGAGGCCGTAGGCGAAAACCTGCCGTCTGTTGCCCGCGAGAACTGGCGGGTTGCCTTGCGTGAAAACCTGACGATCAGCCCGGAGGTCGAAACCGAAGACCAGCGCGAGGCGAGGCTTGAGCGGGAAGCGATCCAGGCCGAAGCGGTGGAGGTGTGACATGCGAAGCCTGCGCGAAGCCATCCGGCTTGTACCTGCTGAGCTGCGACGAATGTTGCCTGCGGCTGTTGGCGAAAGCGCCCCAGAATGCACGGAAAGCGATAGGCGAACACTTGCGCCGCAGTATTCCGGCAGAACGATTGGAAAACCTGCGATTGCTGTGGACATCCCGCTCAGGACAGTAAGCGCCCCGAATACCCGAGAGCATTGGGCGGTTCGTGCAAAGCGGGTACGGGCTGAAAGGCAAGCAACAAACTGGATGCTGCAAACGCAAAAACTCACGCCGAGTCAACGCGCCGAACTGGTCAAAGATTGCCCGGTAATCCGAATGACAAGGCTCTCAGGGCCGCGCGGGAAAACCCTGGACGATGACAATTTGCGTGGATGCCTGAAAGCCCCAAGGGATGCCGTTGCCGAATGGCTTGGGATTGACGATGCCGACAAACGGATCACGTGGGCTTACGATCAGCGGCCCCATACGGAATGGGCGGTTCGAGTAGAGATTTTCATTTAGCATAAACTATTGGGAATCAAAACGATATAGGTTAAATCAATGGGCGCTCCAGTAGGAAATCAGAATGCCGCGAAGTCTCGCGCGTTTTATGGCGCGCTCCAGCGGGCCATTGCTCAGGATGATGGGAAGCGCCTTAGGGATGCCGCAGAAAAATTGCTTGATCTTGCCGCCCAAGGCGAGGCATGGGCTGTAAAAGAGCTTGCAGACCGACTTGACGGGAAGTCCGCGCAATCTGTAACCGTGGCTGGCGATCCTGAAAACCCGCTTGCAATCCAAAAGATCGAGCGGGTTATTCTCAATGCCAAGAACGCTCAATCTACCGACGCCTGAATGGGCCGCGCCGCTGCTACAGCCCGCGCGTTACAAAGGGGCGCATGGCGGGCGGGGTAGCGGGAAAAGCCACTTCTTCGCCGAGGCATTGATCGAGGCTCATTTGCTCGATCCGGCTACCCGCAGCGTTTGCGTGCGCGAGGTCCAAAAAAGCCTAGCGCAGTCGGTCAAGCGGCTGCTAGAGCTGAAGATCGAGGCAATGAACGCGGGGGATTACTTCGAGGTTCAGGAAGCCGTCATCAAGGCAAAGCGCGGCGATGGGCTAGTGATCTTTCAGGGGATGCAGAATCACACTGCCGATTCGATCAAATCACTTGAAGGCTATGACCGCGCCTGGGTGGAAGAGGCGCAAAGCCTGAGCCAGCGCAGCCTGGATTTGCTCCGGCCAACGATCCGAAAGCCCGGTTCCGAACTTTGGTTTACATGGAATCCGAACGAAGAAACAGACCCGGTAGACGCTCTGTTACGGGGTGATAAGCCGCCGCCGGATTCCGTGGTTGTTTCGGTCAACTACGATCAGAATCCGTGGTTTCCTGACGTACTCCGGCAGGAAATGGAGTATGACCGCAGCCGCGACCCGGACAAATACTCCCATGTCTGGCTCGGTGGCTACGCTAACAACGGCGAGGCTCGCGTATTCCGTAACTGGCGCGTGGAGGAATTCGACGCGCCTGCCGATGCAATCCACAGACTAGGAGCGGATTGGGGATTTGCTGCCGATCCAACCGTACTTGTGCGCTGCCATATCATCGGGCGAACGCTGTACGTGGATTTCGAGGCTTACCGGGTCGGATGTGAAATCGTGGATACCCCGGCCCTGTTCATGACGGTGCCGGAGTCTGAACGCTGGCCCCTGGTGGCCGATTCGTCCAGACCCGAGACCATCAGTCACATGCGCCGTAACGGGTTCCCCAAGATCATGCCAGCGGTTAAGGGTACGAACTCGGTCAAAGAGGGCGTCGAGTGGCTGAAGAGCTTCGACATCGTTGTGCATCCTCGCTGCCAGCATACGATTGACGAACTGACCTGCTACAGCTACAAGACAGACCCGCTAACCGGCCGGGTTCTCCCGGTGCTGGATGACAAAGCGAATCACTGCATTGACGCGCTGCGGTATGCCTGCGAAGGTGCAAGGCGGGCGGCGGCGGTGGCGAAACCTGCGCACGTTACGCCGGTTCCTGTGCTAAATCGGTGGTAGTATCCACGCGCGAAAGGGCAAATTATGGCGCGACCGACTACAGCCGAACGTCTTGCGGGTATTCACCGCGAGGCAATGCTGGAATTCGACAAGATACAGTCGGCGCTGCGTGATGAGCGACTGCAATGCCTGCAAGATCGGCGGTTCTACTCGATTGCCGGGGCGCAATGGGAAGGCCCGCTCTGGGATCAGTACGAAAACCGCCCGAAATTCGAGGTCAACAAGATCGCCCTCGCGGTGCAACGGATTTTCTCCGAGTACCGGAACAATCGTATTTCGGTTGACTTTCTCCCCAAAGATGGCGAGGCCGATGAACTTGCTGATGTTTGCGATGGGCTTTTCCGTGCAGATGAGCAAGACTCCGTAGCCGAGGAAGCCTATGACAACGCCTTTGAAGAGGCAGTAGGCGGCGGCTTTGGCGCGTGGCGGATGCGCGCCGTTTACGAAGACGAAAGCGATCCGGAAGACGAACGTCAGCGGATCAAGATCGAGCCGATCTTTGACGCCGATAGCAGTGTCTTTTTCGACCTAGAGGCGAAGCGGCAAGACAAGAAAGACGCCCGCCGTTGTTTCGTGCTCTACTCAATGAGCCGCGAGGCTTATAAGGAGCAGTACGGCGACGATCCGACAAGCTGGCCGAAGGACATCCATCAGTATGAGTTTGACTGGCTAACGCCGGATGTTGTCTACCTTGCCGAGTATTACCGGGTAGAGGAAGTATCCGAGACGATCCACGTTTACGAAACGCTAGACGGATCGGAAGAGCGTTACAGTGGCGAAGACCTGACGGAAGACCTTCTAGCCCGCCTGGAGGCCGTTGGAAGCCGCGAGGTACGGCAAAAGCGGATCAAGAAGCGTCGGGTGCGGATGTTCGTGCTGAACGGCCGCACTGTGCTGGAAGACTACGGCTATATCGTCGGGCCGAACATTCCCATTGTGCCGGTCTACGGCAAGCGCTGGTTTGTTGACAACGTAGAGCGGTGCATGGGTCACGTTCGTCTGGCAAAAGACGCGCAGAGACTTGCGAACATGCAGCGGTCTAAGCTAGGTGAGATTGCCGCGCTGAGTCCGATCAGAAAGCCCATTCTCACGCCCGAACAGGTTGCAGGCCATCAGATGATGTGGGCCGAAGACAACCTGAAAAACTATCCGTATCTGCTGCTAAACCCGATCACCGGGCCGGATGGGTCTACGCAACCTGCAGGGCCGCTTGCGTACACGGAAGCGCCAGATGTTCCCCCGGCAATGGCCGCGCTGTTGCAGATTGTTGAGCAAGATATTCGGGACGTTCTCGGCAATCAGGAGCAAGGCGACAAGCTTGTAAGCAACATCTCCGGAAAAGCCGTGGAGATGATCCAGCAGCGGCTGGACATGCAGTCATTCCTCTACATGTCAAACATGTCGAAAGCCGTGCGCCGTGGTGGCGAAATTTGGCTTGGCATGGCGAAAGAGCTTTACATTGAGCCTGGCCGCAAGATGAAGTCAATCGGCCTGCAAGGCGACATGCAGCCGGTTGAACTGATGAAGCCGCAGGTAAACAAGATCGGTGAAGTAGAGTTTGCCAACGATCTGAGCGAGGCGGATTTTGACGTTAACGTAGATGTTGGCCCCAGCAGCAGCAGCAAACGGCAAGCGATTGTGAGGTCTCTGATGGGGCTGATTCAGGTCTCGGACGATCCGCAGACCCGTGCCGTTTTGTCCTCGATGGCTATGCAAAACCTGGAAGGCGAAGGACTGAGCGAACTGCGGGAATACTTCCGCCGCAAGCTTGTAGAGATGGGTGTTGTCAAGCCGACCGAGGAAGAGGCGCAACTGATGGCCGCTGCCACGGGGCAACAAGACCCGAATGCAATCTTCCTTGCCGCTGCCGCAGAGGAAGCCGTAGCCAAAGCTGCAAAGGCCCGTGCCGATACGGTGAAGACGATCAGCGAATCGGAACTGACGCAAGCCAAAACTGCGGAGACGCTGGCAAAGATTGGGCAGACGCCAGAAGAAGCCGCGCCACAGGCCATGCCCGCCATGCCTGAGCGTGAACGGCTGGCAATCGAAGCGATGCAGATTGAGAACGATCTGAAGCGGCGGCAACTGTCGCAGCAGGATGAGCAACTCAATCAACTGCGCGCCGAACTGGAAGCCGCGCGGAATCGGTCTACCGCTGGCGAGCAAATGCAAAGCCTTGTTTCCGGCCTCGATCAGCGAGTTGCCGCGATCAACGAGGCTGTAACCGCAATGGATGAATCAATCCGCAGGTTTAATGATTCGATCACGGCCAACACCGAAAAGGCGCTGGCGGTTATCTCGAAGCCCAAGCGGATTGTTCGTGAACGAGGCCGTATTGTGAGGATTGAGACAGAATGAAACAGCCCGCGATGGAATGGCGTCCCAAAATGGGAGTTTGGCTACTGCGCACCGAAAGCCCGCTGCCGCAATGGGCGGTGCAGCGGTGCGTTGACTTCATGCTGAAAATTCAGGGCGCACGCCGTCTTGGGTTGCTGCCTGGGGATACCCGCGACGATCTGGACGCCAGCGTTAAAGCGCTGCGCGAAGGGAAAGTGCAGCAGTGGGCCGCAGGGCCGCACATGGACGGTAGCGGGGAAATCGAAGTGTTCAAATCAACTGCCGGAACCGGCAAAATCTACTCGATGGGGGTCTAAATGGCTGCGACTTGGCGAGCTACTTCGGGCGGCGTGGCCTACGCTTCTGCGAAGGACATGCTGAACGTCTTCAACGGCAGCGCGACGGCGCGGGTTATCCGTGCTTATCGGTGCTACTGGTTCAACAACGGCACGACCGCCGTTACTGGCGTGCTGACCACGGCGCAGGTGCGGCGGATCACTGCCGCTTCTGCCGGTACTGCCGTTACTCCGGTCAAGCACGACACCAATAGCTCCGCCCTGGATGCCGCAACGACCTGCGGCACGGGTCAGACGACGACCGGCTCGGACATTTTCCGGCGCTTCCTGTTTGTTAATGAGGAACCGGTGGTTGCCGGTACGACTCAAGCAAACTGGCTAACCCTCGTGCCGTTTGCCGAGGTCTGGAATGCTGGCTACGGTGACACGAACGTGGAGCCGATTACGTGCCGCGCCTCGCAGGGCATTCAACTGTTTCACTCTGGTTCAAGTGCTGTTGGCACTGCCGATCTTGAAATTGAGTTCACCGATTCAGCGAGCTAATCATGCAAGGGCTTCGGCACAAGGCGTGCCTCCACGAATGGGGCGTCCCATCGGAGGTGGCGGAAAAGGTGGCGCAGGATTTGAACGGCGGGCAAGGTGGCAAAGCCCCGCCGATCACCTGCCCGGGCTGCGGTGTAGCTGCGCGGTACTCAGCGTTTGAAGTAATCGAGATTCCCGATGCCTGAAACCTACTACGTCCGGATCAATGCGTCTGATGTTCGGCCGCTTGAGGATGCGTTTCTCGCCATTGAAAACACGGCGGTAGACGCGCGGGCGTATTTCGAGGTGGTATCTCTGAGGGTATCTCCGGCTGCGCCAACAAGTGCAGGACCAGCAGGGTCTACATTCTCCGGCCGCTCTGGCATCTTTGGAATCTACCGGGTAAGCGCACTAACTGGTGGCGCTGCAATCACGCCGATCAAGAACGACACGGCAGACGCAAATCTGCCATCGCAAGTGACAGCAGCGACTAATCCGGATTCAGTGACCACAACGGCACTGTTCCGCCGCATCAACGACGCGCCCACGTATTCGCCTCTGACTGCAAATACGCAGCTATCGTCCCGCACCTACGGCGGTTCGATGGT